CCTCGCCAATCCACCTCACGGTCTACAAATTCTAGGAGACAAAAGTGCCTACGGTCAAAGAAGAAGCCTTTAAGTTGCGCGAGTTTTCCATTAACGGAAATCACGTTCTCCTTTTGGCTGTCCTTCGATGTCCGTTGACACTTGAAAGTTGGCCTACCGACCTCGTCGTTAAAGTTGTCATCAATGGTAACACTGATGATGAAGTTAACTTCGTTCTCGATTGGTCTACTTTCTGTGAACTAGATACCGTTGATGAGGCGGAACAACTCCACTTAGTGGAGTTGAACGAGGATCTCATGAGCCCTAGGGCTCGTGATTCTGGTGCATAAATGGCCGCTAAACTGACGAAGCGTTGGTATACTTCACGTTTCTTCTCCTACGGTCCTAATTCGGTCAGCGACAACCTCCAAACGTCGAATCACCATTGGACCGGTGATATGACGGATACGAGGACTGACGGTGGCTTTATCAAGGACTGGAAGAAACGGATTCGTGAACATACCTCTGCTACAACGAACGTAAGCGGTGTTCGATGGAAAGTTGAGAGGGTACCTACCTCTGGTAGTATTACCCAATCACTTAGATCATCGTCTGGCTTGGGACCGTATATCAGTACCGTAAGGTACAATGGATATCCGTGGCCTGCGCGAACTCAAGCGTGGTCTCCCGCAAGCTCCATAAGTGACGGAGTTGCCGAAAGAGAAGCAACCAAAAAGTTTTACCGAAAGATCAACCAACAAAAGAAAGCCTTGGAAGGGCTTGTCTTTATGGGTGAACTCAGGGAAACTCTGCGGATGCTAAGGAATCCAGCTAAGTCACTCTTTGACAGTGCACAGAGAGATTATCTAGGTGCACTCCAAAAGAGGAAGAAACGCGACCCGAAGAATTGGGCACGCGGCTTATCTGGAGCTTGGCTCGAGTGGGCTTTTGGCGTCTTGCCTCTGACTTCTGACATCAAGAATATCTTAGACGGAATGGATCGGTTTAATGCCGACCCTATCCGGACTAAGGTTATTACTGGTGTTGGTCGTCAGACAGAGAAGTCAACTGCTAACTCTGAACATGTCTGGTCGCCCGATAATAACGAACTTGTTTTTACCGGATTGACTAGATATAGCCTTAAACAAAAGGTTAAGTTCAGGGGTTGTTACATGCGAGAGCGAAGCGAGATCAAGAATCTCTCAGAAAGTCAGAAGCTCGCTGACACTTTTGGTGTCAATGCACGCGAGTTTATTCCGGCTGCCTGGGAATTGATGCCTTGGTCGTTCCTCATCGACTATTTCTCCAATATAGGAGATATCCTGGAACAGACGTTCGTCAGTCTTGAGAACATGCGGTGGATCAATAAAACAGTTGTGGACGAAAGCTTGACGGAGATTCATTCGAATCTTAATCATGCCCGTACCGCGGCTGCGATATTTTTCGCCGGATGGTCTCAGATTGTGTCGTCTAGCCCAGGTGCCGATGCTCGTGTTTCAGTAAATCGTGTTGGATTTTCCCGTGGTGCTGGCGGGCTCTATGTTTCTCCGTTTGTATTGGAGATTCCCGGATCCCTCCAAAAGTGGTTGAACATCACCGCTTTAGGCATACAGGCGAATTCAATCCACCCTCAACGTTTCATGAGATTTGCTAGAGGATGATCCATTCATGACCATCAACTTTACCTCGCCCGTTACGGGCTTGGCGCAAACCGGTTTTACTGCTCCTACCTATACGCTTGTCAGCGATCTGGCTCCTGATGTTAACGGGAGGCAGCAAGCTGTAACGGCGTTAGGTGGCACGCAGACTGGCGTGCGTACCCATACCTCGACTGACCCTTTTACAATCACGTCGTTTAGGCCCAAAGTTTTCCAAGCTTTGGGGAAACCCAATCCGACGACCGGGGTCATCAAGTATGTTCCCATGAACCGCTTCAGGGTGCTCACTCGTAAGGGTGTGCTTCCTTTAGCGGGACAGAGTGCGGTTCCGGCTATGGCTGATGTTATTATGTCAGTCCCTGCCGGCTCGGACTCTGCCGATTCTCCCAATTTGCGAGCAATGCTTTCGGTGTCGTTTGGTGCCCTTTCTCAGCAAAGCGCTGGGATCGGTGACACCATCGTTTCTGGGATTATGTAACTGTAATTCCAGAAGTCGCAATCTCGGCCTTTCTAGGTCGATTGATTTGGGGAATCTCATGTTGAACTTCTTCGGATGGATACTATGCCTAATTGCGCTAGTACTCTTGCTGAGCTTCTTGAGTCCGATCTTGTCTCATCAGGTTGGGATCCGCAGTTCATCGGTCCCAGGTTACCCAGTGCAGAGCAACGCCAAGCAACTCTTTCCAGCCTTAGCCGGTCTCTTCTAAAGAAATTCACTTATGAAGATACCGACAAGGAAGGCGAGAGAAACTCGGCGGCGCTCAACCTCTTCTTGGAGAAAAACCAAGAATGTAGGGACTGGTCGCTCTCGAATGTTTTGGGAGCTCCTGATGAGAAGGATATTCGGGAGATCATCGGAGAGATAACATCCTCTCTTGACGACTTCTGTCACCCGAATGCAGGCAGAGGCTTACTGTTAACCTTTGGCTCTATAGCTGAAGGTTTCAACTTAGGGAAAGGGTCTAACATTGGTTGTACTAATGTCGACTTCTACTCTAAGTTAACTTGTTCGCCTCTCTCTACAACCTCGGTCCGATTGGCGGAGCTTTACCGCCTAGCTATTTCTAGTAACCCGACATGGCACTCTGCAGAAATCCGTAGAGAGCTAGTTATGGGTACTAGGATAGTGGCAGGAAGCCAACTCACCTTTGTTCCTAAGACCGATGCGATATCTCGCACCATATGTACCGAGCCCCTTGCGAATATGCTTTTTCAAAAAGGGATTGAATCCGTACTTTTAAGGAGGTTACGTCAAGTCTTTGGTATCGATTTGACGCTTCAGCCAGAGAAGAATCGGGTTCTTGCTCGGATCGGTAGCAGAGACGATAGCTTTGCAACTATCGATCTTTCCTCTGCTTCAGATCTCAACTCTATTGGCATGGTCAGAACGCTTTTCCCTCCATCATTTTACCGATGGTTAGAATTCGCGAGAAGTCCATGTGCCGTCTTACCAAATGGCGAGACGATAGAGTTACATATGATTTCGTCTATGGGAAATGCTTTCACATTCCCTTTACAGACGATCTTGTTTGCGAGTGTTGTCAAGGCATGCTACAGTCGGTTGAGAATACCTTTCAACCGTCCTAGTGGCGATTCACTCGGCAATTTTGCCGTGTTCGGTGACGATATAATCGTGGTTAAGGAGGCTTTTGACCTCGTTTGCCGCGTCTTAAACGTTATCGGACATTCTGTGAATCTTGACAAGTCCTTCAACTCGGGACCGTTTCGAGAGTCGTGTGGCTCGGATTGGTATCTTGGCCACGACATTAGAGGCGTGTACATTAAGCGCCTCGATGATGATTGCGACTCATTTTCGGCTATCAACAGGCTCAACATCTGGGCCGCGAAACATATGGTTCTGCTTCCCTTGACTATCGATTGGCTCTATCAAAGGTGTCGGCGCAAGTTCTTTGTGCCGATGCATGAGATGGAGACTTCCGGTATTCGAGTTCCGCGGTTCCTTTATGAATCACGGCATAGCCACCGTCACTTCGGGCCTTCTTACAAGGCCCTTGTGATAAGTAGCTATCGAGTAAAGTTGACAGATGAAGAGTCCCTCGTTCTTGCTGCGCGTAAAAAACGCGGTAAGGAACAGCACAGCCCAAAGACAGCGTACCTTGCGAAAGCGTGGTACAACGCCGATGGTCATATGCTGGCGGCATTAGCCGGGAAACTTAGGGACGGTTACTTCGTCATTAG